CAAACATACCACCTGCTTTAAATCCATTTAAGGGTTGGGGTTCTGAGATAGATAACCTTTTGGCTAAGTTAATTGAAATGTATAGACTTTTGCAAAACCCACCTATTCAGCCAACTAATCCTACGAATCCACCATTGCCAATCTTAGACCCAAATCATTATGACGCAGCTGGGAGATATATTGGAACACCATTTGGTCAAGCTGGTTCAAATGTGAGCACAAACATTGGCGCAATGGGTGGTTACGACATGGCATTAAATTATGTAGGAACACCATTTGGTCAAGCTGGTTCAACTCCACAGGTTGTTAATAACTATGTAATTAATGGTGCAACCACTGACTTAATAGATCAGGTTAGAAACGGTTTATTAGACTCTAGTTCGTCGGGTTCTTTTTCAATGTCAAACAGAGCTACTAGAGGCGACTAATGGCTTTACCAGCAACACTTAATGTTTCTTTAGACTTTTCAACAGGTGCAACATTTGGAGTACCGCTTACTCTTGATGACCCTGTTAATGGTTTATTAGATACAGGTATTTTAGCTGAATCTGAAACACCTGCTTTAATTGCTGATTTAACAAGCGTAACTAGAGCAGTAAATATACGGCGTGGACGAAACTTAACAAGAGATACTTATGAAGCTGGAGTTGCGACGGTCAGGATTTTTGACCCTAATTCATATTTTAACCCGCAAAATACTAGCTCACCTTACTATGGTCAATTAACGCCTTTAAGAAAACTAAGAATCTCAGCCACTTATGGAACTAGCACTTATTATTTATTTAGCGGTTATACAACAGATTATGTTTATTCATACGATCAAGCAGAAAATGTATCTTATGTCAGCATTAATGCAAGCGACGCTTTTAGGTTATTTAATTTAGCAGCAATTACCACTATTTCAGGTCAAGCCAATGGACAAGATACTGGAACTAGAATTGACAAGATTTTGGACACAGTAGATTTTCCAACAAGCATGAGATCAATTTCAACAGGTGATTCTTTAACACAGGCAGACGCAGGTAATTCTCGCACTTCACTGTCAGCTATCAAAAATGCAGAGTTTTCAGAACAGGGGGCTTATTATCTATCACCTGAAGGCAACGCTATATTTAAAAACAGGTCTGAGGTAATATCAAGTGCAGGTGTTACTCCTATTGCATTTAATCAAACAGGTGGTATTCCTTACAAAAATCTTAAGTTTGCTTTTGATGATAAATTGATTGTTAATCAAGCAAACATAACTCGCCTTGGTGGTACAACTCAGGTTTATACGGACTCTGATAGCGTCGCAACCTATTTTCCCCACTCCATTACTAGCTCAGATTTGGTAATTCAAACCGACGCCGACGCAGCCAATATAGCTGCAATTTATGTTGCAACAAGAGCTGATACAACAATTAGAATTGACGAAATGACGCTTGATTTACTTGACCCAGCTGTGCCAACTGCAACGATTTTAGGCATGGATTACTTTACTAATGTTCTCATAACAAACATACAACCCGACGGTTCTACTATAACTAAAAACCTTCAGGTTCAAGGCGTTGCTTGGGACATAACACCTTCCTTATGGCTAGGAACATTTAGCACTCAGGAAAGTTTGGTGGACGGATTTATTTTGGACGATATTTATTATGGTCAGTTAAATGACGATATACTTAGCTACTAGGGGGATATAAAATGGCAGCAGGACAAGGGTTTAAAACTTTCGCGGTTGGTGAGGTTCTTTCAGCCGCTAATGTTAATGGTTATTTAATGCAAGGTGTTTTAGTCTTTGCGAGTGCAGCGGCTAGAACTTCAGCAATTACTTCACCACAAGAAGGACAGTATTCTTATTTAAAAGACACAAATAGCACCGAGTATTACACAGGTTCAGCTTGGGTTGCAATTGGTGGCGGTAGTTCATCACCATTAACAACTAAAGGTGATCTTTATACATATTCAACAACAGACGCAAGATTAGGTGTAGGAACAAATGGTCAAGTATTAACTGCTGATTCAACTGCTTCAACTGGTATTAAATGGGCAACTCCTGCCGCTGGTGGTGCTGCTGGTTTGGTTTGGATTGGAAACACATCATTTAGTGCAACAGGCACAGTAAATGTTAATAATGTATTTTCTACTACTTATGACCATTACAAAGTAATAGTTACAGGAACAGCGACAACAAGTAATCCATTATTGTTGCGTTTGAGAGTAAGTGGTGCAGATACCACAAGTGGTTACAATACTCAGGCAGTTATTGGTGATGATACAACCACAGTTACTCGCAGAAATTATTCAGGAACAGATGACATACAATTAGGCGATATTGCCGCAAATGCCTCATCTTTCGTGTTTGATATTACAAATCCATATCTTACATCAGCAACAGGTTTCACAATTTCAAATATGGGATACTTTGGCTCAACAAGTATTGTTCTTGAAACATTCGCAGCAGTTCAAACAGATGCAACATCATTTACAGGATTTACTTTATTAAGTGGATACAATGCAACTGGCACATTGTCAGTTTATGGATATGCAAAGGCGTAAAAATGACTCATAAAATAACCGAATATAACGCTCTTACAAATGAAACTATTGAAAGAGAAGCAACGGCTAAAGAAGTAGCCCAATATGAGAAAGATTCGGCAGCTCAAGCAAACGCAAAAGCGAATGCAGAAGCCGAAGCGCAAACAAAGTCAACAGCTAAAGCAGCAGCACAGGCTAAACTTGCAGCACTTGGTTTAACTGTTGGGGATTTACAGGCTCTAGGTTTGTAATGCAACCTTGGTTATCTAAAGCAGCGGCTCAATTTAGAAATCAGGTAGATGATAATTTTAGCTCGCGGTTGCGTCAAAGTGACGGCTGGATCGCTGATTTACGCCATTTGTCTAGTGGAAAACCCTCAGATCACATACCCGACCCACAAACGGCATGTGTCAGGGGAATTGATGTTGACGCTCGCCTATCTGACAACAAAGGGGATTCAGCATATTTGGCAGATCAGATTAGACAATATGGCAAGAATTACGGACGCATATCTTATGTAATTCATTTAGGCAAAATAGCTTCACCTATGCTTGGGTGGCGTTGGCGTAAATACAGCGGTTTTTCTCCACATAATCACCATATACATATCAGCTTTAAAAAAGATCAAGATAACAACTCAGAGTTCTTTAACATACCACTTCTAGGGGGTAGCAATGAATAAGAAAACACTAGCTATAATCAACTCATACGCAAGAAGCGCATTTGTTTGTTTAGGCACAGTTTATGTAACAAATCCCGACGGTGCATTTAGCGACATTTGGAAAGCCTTTTTAGTCGCTTTCCTTGCACCTGTATTACGAGCTTTAAATCCTGACGAAACTGCATTTGGCATAGGCAGTAAAGAGTAATGACAGCCCTTCAGTGGGCTGGCTTTGCAGCTGGAGTTACAACCACATTAATTGGAGTTCTTGCTGGGCTTCGCTATTTGGTAAAAGGTTGGCTCAATGAACTTCGTCCCAATGGCGGCTCAAGCATGAAAGACCAACTTACCGCTTTACAAAAAGAAACGACACACCTTTCAAATCGTATAGATGAACTCTTTATTGTCATTAGTGGGAAGTAAACTTAAGACATGGCTGCTACTCGTAAGCGCAAAAAGATTAACCGTCGGGTTGTTCGTAGATCACCCGAACCTTTATCTAAGCTTGATGTTTTTATGATTACCAAGCACGAGATATACCGCGCAGCAAAAAAGGCAGGTTTTAGTAACGAAGTAGCTTGGTTCTTTATGCAAGAACCTCATGCGTTGCCTGATTGGGTAAGCAACGACAGTCCCGACGCTTTAATACCGCGGATTGACCCAACTGAGGACGAGGACGAATAATTAGGCGAGTTGCCTTTACGCCCGACCTTCAAGCCCCATTTGTAAATGAGGCGGCAATACGAGTATTTGGAAAATTTTTAAGAAAATGGCAACCTCACCAAAATATCTGTATTGGTGATGAGATTGATTTACCTTATCTTGGTAGTTTTTCAAGAGGTAGCATTGATGAGTTTAAAGGCAACATTGATGATGATAGAAAATACACTCAAGATATTCTTGAATACCTTGGCGTTACAGATGTTTTAGGAAGTAACCATGGAATTAGACTTTATAGATCAATTAAAAAACAGCTTCCCTCATTGCTCAATCTGCCTGAACTGCGTTACGAAAGATTCATGCAGTACGACAAACTTGGTATTAAGTTTCACCCACACGGACTTAACTGGGCGCATGGTTGGACTGCAATTCATGGCGACTCAGTACCACTCAGTAACTTAGCGGGGCAATCCGCGATTGGGGCTTCAAAACGCATGGGCGTTTCCGTCGTTATGGGGCATACGCACAGGCTTGGTCTGAGTTGCCACACAGAAGCCTTTAATGGGCGTATAGGGCGAGTTTTATACGGTTGTGAGGTGGGGAACATGGTAGACCTCTCAAGTAGCGGTATGAGGTACACCAAGGGCTATGCCAATTGGCAAACAGGATTCGCAGTTGCCTATGTTCAAAATAAAAAAGTCCAAGTAATTCCTGTACCTATGGAACAAGACGGCAGCTTTATATTTGAAGGTAAGCTGTATCAGTAGAGAAACGGATTATGTGGAGAGAACCATAGACAAGCAGATTGACGACTTTGACTCTCTAGGGTTACTTTAGACTTCGTTATCAAATCGTTATCAAACGCGCCATGTATGCCGTTGTAAATGTCCCAGCTTTAAGTCACAATTTCTGTATCCAAGTAAACGGCTTGGTGTAACGGAAAGGCTTTTATGAAAATAGTCCATACACTCAATCTAAAAAAGATTGATGTAAACGCAATTGACTTTGAAAGACTTACAGAAAGTCAAATGCAATTTAAGGGTCATAACTGGGAAAAGCAACTAGAACGCTTTGACCAAGAACTTGATTTCAACCATGAGTACATTTTTTGGGTTGAGAGTTATGCAGCTTTAATTCTTGCAACTCATTATTTAGACCAAGTTGGTCATGCTTACGCAATTTCATACGACAGCGCAGTTGAGTTATGGTGCTTTACAACTGACTACGCAAGTGGCTGGAATATCTAATGAGAGCCGACGCATTAGTTTGGGCTTGGTATTGCCTAGCCGCTGGAGTTCTTTTGCTTGTCATTTACCAAATCCGAGAGTCTGCCTTTAATAGCGGCTATTGGAAAGGTAGGGCAACAGGTTGGGAATCTCACCGTAGACTAACCAACACAATCAAACAATCAGATGAGGTATTTGACTATGAGAAAAACTGAGGAGTTATTAAACAATGTCCAATCAACCCTTGTTCAACGAGGAAGTGTTTATGGCTCTGCGGAAATTAACCACAGACGAATTAGTGAGCTGTGGTCAGGTTACTTGGACACTTACATTTCGCCTGAACAGGTCGCAATGTGCATGTTGCTCGTCAAAGTCGCACGCCTCAGTCAGTCCAGCGATCATGAGGATTCACTTGCCGATTTACTCGGATACGGTTTGATCTATCATCAAATAGTAAAAGACATGAGAGGTGAATAAATGGCATTTGATCTAAGTAAATACATGACGGCTGAGGAAAGAATTGAACTTTTTGCAAAGGACAATCCTGACTTTAGATACGAGGTAAACCATGAGTTTTACAAAGATAGCAATGGAGATACTTGGGTTGTTGTCAAAGCAATCCTATGGCGAACCGAGGTTGACCCGAACTCTTGGGTTATGGGTCTAGCTGCTGAAAACATGAAAACTCAGTTTGCAATTGAAAAGGCAGAAACAAGTGCCTATGCAAGAGCTATAACAAACACAGGTAAACCTCAGTTCTCTACAACTAGAGAGGGTGAAAAAGCACCAAGGGCTAACCGTAATGAAATGGAAAGAGTTAACAATGTTACCGAGTTCAAACCTAAATATGGAACAGTTGGGT